GACCATGCATCGTCCTCAACTCTAAAATTAACCCAATAATAAGCTGGGGCTTCAAGAACAGATTGTGGAAATATTCTTAAATTATTATTTTTAATTTCATAGGAATAGTGTGAGTTTCTTGTGTATATGGCATCTTCAAACTGCATTGCTTGTGCTTTGTTTTGCCAAACTGGTATTATTTGAAATGTTGAATCGTCTGCATATTGCCCATAGTTTGCCAAATTGCCAACAGTATTCAAGCCACCATAATATCCGAAGAATCTCCACATAGCTGATGGTGTTTTATAATATACTTTATCAATAATAACTTTTTTATTTCCGATATTTGCATATGGTACTGGATTTCCTGTTGCAACGTCTTTATTGGCTGCTGAAGCGCTGGAAATTATTTGTTGTAAATCATAATCTTGCTGACTAGCAGTCGCAGCAAAAGAGGCAGAATAAATTGTAGTTGAACCACCGACACCAGCGTGGACCGAGACAGCATCCGAAACTCGTTCTGAATATTGAAGAGTAAACTTTGGGTATTTTAGGGAGATTTGATCGCCCTTGAGACTTGATGAAAGCTCCCCTGATTTGAATTCTCCATCATGGTTAAATGTTCCGGTTGAATTTCCTAAAAGATTTGATAATACATTTTTTGATTGATGCAAATTAACAATATAAGAATATTCTAAACATGCTTCTTCATATGCTGCATAAACACTTCCCGTAGTGAGTTCAATATCAAGAATATCTCCACCGAGTTTTTGATAAGTGTATGCAACCTGATCAACTGCGCCAGATACAAAATCAGCAGAGGCAGTATAGACACCAATTGGACAATGCGTGGCCACTTGAGAAGTGGACGGATCATTTCCGGTATGATTAAGATGTGTCGAACCAGATGCTGGGAGCACAACTGCACTAAAAGAGCTAGCTGGTGAAAGTTTTGGGATCGCCATTACATACAAGCCTCCTCAACTTAAATAGTTGAACGATAAAAGAAAACCCTCGCCATTTACATGACGAGGGAATTCTTTTTGTGTTATTGTTTATCTTGCTCTATTAATACCCTATTAAACGAGGTCAACAACAACAACTATTCCATACATATCGGGACGAACCATCTTCTTGCCGTAGCGCGTCATGACTCCCTTGCGGGGCACGAAGTCTTCGGTTCCGAAGATAGTAGGCGTGACTTGTAGTGGGACATATGGAGCATATACATAGCCGCTTTCTAAGAAAGAACCACCCTTGCGTCCGACGAGAACGACGTTACGCGGGAAGTAGGGGTCTACATAGACATCCCATTTCTTGGAAAGTGCGCCAGTTTTAACAGCACCAACAGTACCTCTGTCTGCATCACCAGTGACCTGAGCACGGAATCCGGCAGTGAACTCAAGAACATTAGCAACTTCTGGTCCAACGACGATGAAGTTAGCTCCTCCTCTTAAGGTCTTGCGATGGATCTGTGCAGAGACATCATTGATTGTTTCAACAAGAGTCTCGTACCACTCAGAAACAGTACCAGTAAAGTCTGGAGTTGCTGTGGTAGCACCAACTTCCTGACCTGTGAGCCTGTTAACAAAGCGACCAGCCGCACGCGACCAGTAGTATGTACCAGCGGTTGCGCCTTGGACGAGATCATTAAGAATCTCACGGTCAATCTCTAGAGCAATTTGCTCAGAGAGAATTGAAGTAAGTTCAACCTCTGCATCCAAATTGTGATAGGCATTAAGATCCTGTCCCAATTCAGGTGTCCACTTGGCTTTGAGCTTCTTGGTCATCGCTGTAATACTTACAGAGTCAACCTTGATGTCGATCTCTGGAATGACACCAGATGTCGAACCAACGGATGCTGCTGCTTGCTCAGCACCCCAAAGCTGCTTACCGATAACAGAGCCAACAACACCGCCTGCGCCGAAGTCATCTGTCGCTGCAAAGGTGTAGTCTAGCGTATCATCGTTGACACCATATGAAGCGGACAACGCTGCAATTGTTCGAGTATCAGACGCGGCGAAAAGCAAAAGGTGATCCTTCGCGTCACCAGCCTTCCACACGCCCTTGTTGGCACTAGATCCTGACCACTGGGTCAAGCGACGAACCTGTTCGGGCTGGTATGATGCTGAAATACTGATAAGATCATCGGTATTTAACTGATCAAGACTCGATACGGCGACCCTCTGAATAAGCACGTTGGTTGTTCCAGAAGTGAAGTCTGGGTCGTACCGGCAAAGCCTATCGAAGAGTCCACCTTCCATAGCCACACCTGCAAGTGAGGTGCCATTGTCTGGAGCGAAAGCGCGACCTTGGCCAACCATAGTTCCACCGCCACCGAAAGTACCCGAAGCAACATTTTGAATCGCGATACCCGTTGCCGAGCCTGTTGGTGAAGAGTAACCATTATTTAAAGCATAAAAGCTATCTTCAGCCGAATCACCGGTCAGCGAAACACCACCAGTAATTTCTGCACCAACCTTGCCACCACCATACAAAGATTCCGTAGATTCGTATCCTAGACGAGTACCAGTATCACTAGATACGGTGAAGTCAAGGAAGAAAATGAGTCCAGATGGTAAGCTCATTGGTTGTACACTAACGAGATCGTTAGCGACTAGCCCACCGAATACACGGCGGACAATTGGAAATGCGACGGCAGCAAAGCCTTCAACATCGCCAGTAGCCATAGCAGAAGTTTCACGAAGAAGCTCCTTGGCTTGGTTTTCAAGAAGACGAGCCATGCTATTCTTCTTGCGGTCATTATCAATACCCTCTAAAAGTCCAGTGCGCTCCCACTTATTTAAGAGTGCGGTACCTTCCTTTGAAAGATCTCTATCGACAATGCCTTCAGTTAGTTTGTTTAAAACGGACATTATTTATTACCTCCTTTAATGCCTGCTAATGCCTTCATCCGATCAAAATGCGGATTTTGGGCACGAACTTCCCTTCTTCGGGGAAGTGTTGGCGACGGTCTTTCCACTGCTTCACGAAGTGATTGTGGAGATTTGCTGTTTCTAGCATCTCCCACTGCGTTTTGAAGAGTTTCATAAATGACCTTCGCCTCTTCAACTGAATCGGCATTTGAAATAGACTCGACAATTCTTTTCTTTTGTCGCTCATTCAAGGAGGTGCTATTTAAAACACGATTAGTATAAAGTAAACGAGCGTTGGAAAGATTAACTTCTTCCAATCGCCCCTTAAGATGTAAAACTGTTTTGTGGAGATTTGACTTCGCTTTGCGAAGAACGTTTAATTGCTCCGTATATGTATTAAGCTCTTTTCTGGCTTTTTCGAGTGCCTCATGTTCTTCGGCAAGTTCATCGTCTTTTAGGGATGCAAGCTGTGCTTTTTGTCCCTCAAGGTTTCTTGCTGTGGGTGTTGCTCGTCCGCCTGGACCTTGATCGGGAGCGCCGACATCTACTTTCAACTCTTCAGCTAGGGCATCAAGTATGGCTGGATCAAGTTCGATTTCTTCGTCAATCTCCCCTTGGTCGGTCCCTTCTTCGATCTCTTCTTCAAGATCTTCTGCGAGTTCTTCGTGAGTTTCTTCAGCAACTGTGGATCCTTCTTCATCCAGTGCGCGTTCTAAAGCTTCAAGATCTAAACGTACCATAATTGGTTCGTCTCCTTCTTCAACGGCATAGGGAACGTCTTTTGAAACAGGGCTTTCCTCCTCGGGCTCTTCCTCGAATTCGTCTTCCTGTTCTAAAAGCGACTCAACTGCCACCTTGACTTCGGATGAATATTTTTCAACAATTGCCGCTTCGGCATTTCTAATTGCTGCTTCTTTTAGTGCTTCAGCATCGACGATGGCTTGTTCAAGCAATGTGGACATGTACATACTCCATTAAAGATATTTAGTCACAAATAAATAGTGTCTCAAAACTGTAAATGCCCGATTTTATGTTTATTCGCTGCATCAGTCGTTTGTCTTTCCAGCACCAACGATATCACAAGCAATGCAGAGCAATTTTTCTGTGCCAATATTATCGTCACGGACGGCGGCTGTCCAATTTGTAGCATCCGTACTGCTCCAAATTCTTCCGCTGTTCCCTACTGCGACGGCCGTTACATGATCCGTAGCTATATCGTTCAGTTGGGTGCTATCAGGGGTTGA